GAGCGATCCGCGAAGCCGGAGGCGCCGCGGCTTTGGCCCTGGCGCTTGAAGAGTCGGTGCAGACGGTCTCCAACTGGCGTGCGCGCGGACAGCCGCCCGCAAGCAAATGCGCTGCGATCGAGAGGATCACTGGCGTATCGCGTAAGGAGCTGCGCGCGGACTGGCGTGACTACTGGCCCGAACTCGACGTGGAGGCCGCATAGATGCTCACGGATCGTCAAGAGCTTGTCCTGTACTTCGTGCGCGAATTCCGCCGCGACAAGGGCTATCCGCCGACGCGCAGCGAGATTGCTCATGCGCTCGGCTTCAAGTCGGCGAATGCCGCCCAAGACCATCTGAACGCTCTCGCCAAGAAGGGAGTGCTGCGTCTTGAGCGCGGCATTTCGCGCGGGATCGTTTTGCTGTAGCCCACCCACCCCAACAAGGAGTAGCGCCATGCGCACGCCGAATTCCTTTGATTCGCTGGACCCCATTCCCTCGAAGCTGGGTTGTGTTTTGGAAGCGCCGCGACCGAAATGCAAGGAAGCGCTGGACCGGCAGAAGGCTGTTGAAAACTGGATGTTCGAGTCCGCCGACCATCGGTTGGTCGTTGATCTGCCGACGCTCACCTGGCAGGAGGTGACCGAAGCCGACTGCCGCCAGATCCGCACCAAGTCTGAATACAACACCTTCATCGAAAGACAGAAGGAGTTGGTGAAGGAGGCGGCGCAGATCGCGAATGGCTTCAAGGTTGGCGACCGCGTTGAAGTCGTAGAAACCTGCGACTCGGAATATCTGCGGCCAGGGATGGTTGGCGTGATCATCGAAGAGACCGTCGCCATTGGCAATGACAAGACGGCCTGGCACGTGCAAATGGACTGCGGTGCCAGGCACAGGTACGCCCGTCCATGCTGGATTCGGCGCGCCCCCTCTGTCGTCCAAAGCGGCGACGAGTAACCCTCAAAGGGCCGGCACTCATGACGACGCCACGTTCCCGGAAGTTCCGTGGAGTCGCCACGGCTGTGGAAGGCAGCCGGCCCACCCAATCCCCTTTGACACGCGCTCCGCAGTTCGTCGGGCGCCGCTCTTTCGTCAATGTCTCCCACGCACGTCCCTCCCTCCCGTGCGTTCGGCCTAGCGCCGTTAGGTCCGACGAGAGCGCGTGTCTCTTTTATTCCGTACTGCGCGGCTGAGCCGCATGAGGTCTTAACCATGGGCTCCAGTTTGTATTCCCTTCGCGGCTCTCTCAAGACAGAGGACCGTCAACCGCAGTCAACCGACCTCAACCAAGGTCAACGCGACTTCGGCGGCGTGTGTGAAGTCAGGGAACCGGTCTTCATCGACTGGCGCCTGATCCGCATGTGTCACGACGAGATGGACGCGATCAATCTGTGCATCGACCTGTCACGGCTGAAGGACGAATACATCTGCTCCGCGCTGAGCATCGACAAGGGCCACTGGTCCCGCATCCGCAAGGGCACGGCCCACTTCCCCACGGCCAAGCGTCTGGAGCTGATGAGGCTGTGCGGGAACTGGGCGCCTATTCAGTACGAACTAGACGTCACGGGGCTGATGGACAAACTCGAAGACGAGTTCCGGCGCGAGCACGTCCAGCACCCCGCGGCTTCGACCGGCTATCAACGGAGGACCGCATGAACTGCAAACCCAATGATATGGCTGTCGTTGTGCGGGCGGGAAAGAAGCCGGAATGGCTAGGGCGGGTCGTGACGGTTATCAGGCGGTTCGATGCTGAGTCGTGGATTACTGATCCCCTGCCGGAAGGTTTTGTTGCGGTTATGGATCGCGTACTGCGCCCCATCCGCGACCAAGACGGAGACGAGTCCTTCATCCGCAAGGTATCCGTAGACGACCAGATCAACGTCCTGCGCAAGATCAATCAACGCAAGAAGGTCGGAGCCTAGTGGATAACTGATCCACAAGAGATCTCCCAGGATATGCACGAGCTGTCCACAGAATTTCCACCGGCTATTCCCTTGGCAGCCACCACCAAGCGCCGGAACAATTCAAGCATGTCTAGACATGCTGAGTACGAACGCCTTAAGCGCGAGTTCTGGCTGCGTCATCCGCACTCCAGCTCTGACGACTACGAGACGTTCTGCAAAGCGCTCGCGAAGAAGCTAGGGATCTGATGGCACGCATTCGCACGATCAAACCCGAGTTCTTCACGAGCGAAGACATCGTGAATCTGTCCCCGCTCGCTCGGCTTCTCTACATCGCTCTTTGGTGCGAGGCCGACAAGGAGGGCCGGCTGGTGTGGAAGCCGAAGACCTTCAAGATGCGCTACCTCCCTGCCGATGACTGCGACATCAACGCCCTCTGCGATGAGATCGTTGGTGCAGGGCTCGCGAGGTTGTACGGTGATCTTTACGCAGTGATCCCGGCATTCAAGTCGCATCAGCACATCAACCCGCGCGAGACGGAATCCCAACTCCCCGAACCTGACGCGATAGCGGCGCGTCGGTCACGCGTCAGCCACGCGTCGCCACGCGACAGTGACGCACAGGGAGGAAGGGAAGGGAAAGGAAAGGAAGAGAAGACGCGTGACGCGTCAGCGTCGTTCGAGGTCTTCTGGGCTCAGTACCCCAACCGGAAAGCCAGGCAGGATGCCCTCAAGGCATGGCTGAAGCTGAACCCGGACGAGGCATTGCAGGCGTCCATCCTCAAGGCGATTGCTCAGCAACGCCAGGGCGAGGATTGGGTCAAGGAGGGCGGCCGTTTCGTCCCCCACGCCTCCACGTGGCTCAACGGAAAACGGTGGTTGGACGAGGCTCAGATTCCGGCGAACGACAGCCCATGGGGGCATGCGGCATGAGAGGACACGAACCGCTCATCGCCATGCGCCTTCAGGGCATCTGCCCGGAGACGGTTCACGTCAACGTGGACATGCCTCTGAAGCCCTGGGTAACGCGGAGCTGGGCCGAGGAAGCCCACCGAACGGGCGCCATCCACGCCGAGGTCGCCATCGAGCCCACGGACGCGGTTCACCGGCTCGATCTTCGGTGCCTTGTCGGACTTCCGGTCTTCGTGCTCGGCGATGACCCGCAGCGGGTTTGCGCGGTGTTCGCCGCCTGCGTCAAGGCCGGAGCGAAGCGCGTGATTTCGAACGACAACCAATCCATGCGAGACAGCGAAGGAGAGTGGACATGGCCCAGGTGATCCGAGACACCCTGGACTTCAGCACCTACATGCGCCAGACCGAAGCGTCGGTCAAGGTGCGGCCGGCGTCCGCGTTCGTGGATGACCTCGTGGCGAAGTTCGAGCCGCGGGATCGCTCCAAGCCTGTTCCGGAGATGTTCAGCACCAAGCTGCGGAGCCGGTTGGAGTTCAGGCCCGGGGAAACGACTGCATGGGCAGGATACAGCGGGCACAAGAAGTCCACCTTCACCGCTCAGGTGGCTCTTGATCTCTGCGTGCAGAAGCAGATGGTTCTCATGGCGTCCTTCGAAATGTCGCCGGCCGACACGCTGAAGATCATGGCGCGCCAGGCCTTCGGTACGGATCGGCCCACCCCAGACCAGCTCAAGCGCTTCGCCAAGTGGACGGACGGGCGCCTATGGATTTTCGATCACTTGGGACGGATCACCCCGGATCAGTGTCTGGCGGTGTGCATGTACTTCGCTGATGAATTCCAAGGCAACCACTCGTTCATCGACTCGATGATGATGGTGTGTTCTTCGGAGGAATCGCTTGACGAACAGAAGCAGTTCGCCACCGACATCGTGCGGTCGGGGCTTGAGACGGGCATGCACATGCACCTCATTGCTCACTGCCGGAAGCCGCACAACGGCGATGAGTCGAAGCCTCCCACCAAGTACGACCTTCGGGGATCGGCCGCGATCACCGACCAGGCGCACAACGTGATGACTGTCTGGGCGAACAAGGCCAAGAAGTCCGTGATGGAGGCAGGCCCCACCCATCCCGACTACGCCAAGTACGTCGAAGACCCGGATGCGGTGATCTCCTGCGAGAAGCAGCGGCACGGCCCGTGGGAGGGCAAGGTGAAGTTGTGGTTCCACGAGCCATCTGGGCGATTCATGGACGACCGAACTTCGCCAGTTGAACCCTACCGCCTGGAGGTTGCATGAGCCTCACCCCGGGAACGAAGCTCCATGGCATCCGGTCGATTGAAGATGTTCGACTGCGCTGCCGCATTGATGAGACGACCGGCTGTTGGATATGGGGCATGGCCTACCGGACCTACCCGGATGCCCGCAGAAATCCTGAGCCGGCTGTATGGCTGGCAGATCTTGGAATCTGCGTCAACGGGAAGAAGGCTGTCGCCATTCTGGGCGGCCGAGCTCCGAAGAAGGGGCAAGTCAGCTGGAGCAAATGTCTCAACTCGCGTTGCGTCAACCCTCAGCACGTCAAGGTCGGGTCTTATGCAGAACGCGGGGCATACCTCGCAAAGACAAATGTGCTCAAGGGCGACCCCGCGCGCAGCGCATCAAACGCCAAGCATCGCAGAGCACGCAGTGCTGTCACCGAAGAATTGGCCGCGTGGATTCGCGAAAGTCCGCAATCGGGCGCTGACGTGTGCCACGCAACAGGGTTCTCTAGCTCGACCGTGAGCCGCATTCGTAGAGGCGAATCGTGGGCCGAGAACTTCTCTTCCGCAGGGTCAGTTTTCCATTGGCGCCCAGCTCTCAAGGAGGCAGCATGAACGAACACATCTATCCCGAGCGCTGGACATTCCTCGTGACAGGTGGAGTGCTGGGCTTTTTTATCGGCTTCATCTTCGCGACGGTGATCCTGTGAGCTGCCAATACTGCATTGAAGCCCACAAAGACCCGATGTACCCCGCATACGACCTCGGGTGTTTCGAGTGCATGGCTCGGAGGCTTGCGATCAGGATGAAGCGCGGGGAAGTGACCGAGAAGCACGCAGAGCTTGCCATGGAAGGGTTCTTCCGGCAGCGAGTAAGTGAGGCGAAGCAGGAAATGCGGTTCTGGCAGGAGCGGCTGCGTTGAGACGAGCTGCCCGTGTCGATGCCAACCATTCGCTGATCGTGGGCGCGCTTCTGAGATGCGGCGCCAGCGTTCAGAGCATGGCAGCCATCGGCGACGGGTGCCCCGATCTCCTTGTGGGATTCAGGGGCAAGAACTTCGCCTTCGAGGTGAAGAACGGGGAGAACATCCCGAGCAAACGCAGGCTCACCCCGGATCAGGAGAAGTGGCATGCAGCCTGGAAGGGCCATGTTGTCGTTGTGGAAAGCGTTGAACAGGCGCTCGCTGCGCTGGTGGAGACCAAAGATGAGTGATGTAGACGCGGTGCTCGATGAGCGTGGTAGCCGGTATGGAACTTTCAAGGACCTGTCATCCCGGGCGCAACTGCTCAAGGCCACGATGTTCGGCAATGACGGGCGCGAGTTTCTCGACCCGGACATGGTTGAGGCGCTGGAGGTGATCGCCACCAAGATCGCGCGCATCCTCAACGGCGATCCCTGCTACGTGGACAACTGGGTGGACATCGCTGGATATGCAACGCTAGTCGCGGATCGCCTTGAAGGCAAGGTTCGCTAGGGTGCTTCGAGTAGTGGAGAAGGCGGAATGTCCAGGCGAGCGCTGATTCAGCCCAAGTGGCTAGACGAGATGTTGTGGCGCTGGGGGCAGTCCTGCGTGCGCCGAGAATCCAAGATGATCGGGTGGTACACCATCTGCCCAATGCTCAAGGAAGGGATTCCTCAGCAGGCCAGGAGCTATGAACCCACAGGCGTCGCCCCTTGGGAGCATGAACAGCTTGAGGCGGCCATCTCCCGGCTTGAAGAAAAGCACGCGCTCATCCTCATCCGGGCTTACCGGCCGTGGCAGGCAAGGGAAGTCGAGTCCATCCTGATCGAGAAGCACGGCGAGCGGTCATTGCGAAGCTGGCAGCGCTGGCTCCACGAGGCAGTCTCAAAGCTTCTCGTCGCCATGGATGAGGGTTTAGCGACAACACAGAGGGGCGCAATGTCGCTAAAGTCGCAGGAACCTGTAGTGTGACCACGCGTCACTCAGCAGAACACAGCCCCTCGTCAGCAATGGCGCGGGGCTTTCGTTTGCCCGGGCCTCACAGCCTCGCAGTTGCCATCATCAGTTAACCAGTAGCTGCTGACGGCCTGGGCTCCTAACTAGCTGACCAACGTGACCACTCACGGAGGGATGCCTATGCCTGAATTTAAAAAGGGACAGAAAGCCGGCCCAGGTCGCCCCAAAGGCGCAGCCAACAAGCTCACCCGCGAACTCAAGGACATGATCCTTGGGGCGCTCGACCAAGCCGGCGGGATGGAATACCTGGCCGACAAGGCAGAGAGCCATCCTCAAGCCTTCCTAGCTCTTGTGGGAAAGGTGCTGCCGCTGCAGGTGAAGGGCGAGCTAGAGCACTCCGGCGGCATCACGGTCAACATCAAGCAGTTCTGATGGAGATTGACCTCCCCAACGGGTGGAGGCCGCGGGACTACCAACTTCCTGCATGGCGCTACCTGCAGTCAGGCGGGAGACACGCCGAGCTGATCTGGCACCGAAGAGCGGGTAAGGACGAAATCTGCCTGCACCACGCGGCCTGTGCTGCGTTCAAGCGGGTGGCGAACTACTGGCACATGCTGCCTGAAGCAAATCAGGCGCGTAAGGCGATCTGGGATGCGGTCAACCCGCACACGGGCAAGCGCCGGATCGATGAGGCGTTCCCTCTTGAGCTGAGAGAAGCCACCCGCAACCAAGAGATGCAGATCCAGTTCAAGAACGGATCTAGCTGGCAGGTGGTGGGCTCGGACAAC